AAAAAAACAATTCAGGAAAGAAAAGCTATTGGTAAATCTCCAATAACAGGAACTCTTGCAAAAGGTTTTTATAGACTAGGTAGTCCATTAGCGACTGCTGCATTTACAATACCACAAGCATTAGATGAAGATACAACGTTAAAAGATATTGGAACTGATCCGTTAAACTATTTAGGACTTGCTACAATGGAGACTTTAGGAAAGAGAGCAGGAACTGTCGCAGCTCCAGCAGCAGCTCAAGCAACTGGAATTATGGGTGCTTTAAAAAATTATGGTACACTTAAAAATGTAGGGGAAGCAATTCCTGGAAAATTAAGTACTGCATTAAGATTAGGATTAAATCCAAGAGTTATAGCAGGTGCTTCTAGATTTTTAGGAATACCAGGACTTATTGCATCTACTGGATATACTCTATATGACTATCTATCCAACAAAAATAAGGAAGCTCAATAATGGATCGTAGAACTTTATTAAAGATAATGGGTGGTATTGCTGCATTACCTGCTTTAGGAAAAGCATTAAAAGGTACAGGTATTAAAGCTATAAAAGCTGCTGGGAAAGTTTTACCTAAAGTTCAAGGTATGCCTGAATGGTTTACTCCACTTGTTAATAAAATTATGAAAGAAGGAACAGATATATCTCCTAAAGCTTCAAGATTAGAAGATTATGAAACTATTAAAAAATTAGAAATACCTTCGGAGACTGGTAAACCAGAAATAATTACTCTTACAGAAAATAAAGTAACTGGAGAAATTAGTATTGACGCTAATATTTCTGGTGGAGCAGCAGACTCATCTTTTGAATTAAATTACAGACCACCTAAATCAGATATTAATATAGAAACAGGTAAAGAAATAAAATCTCCAGGTGATTTTTCAGTAATAGAAAATAGACCAAGACCATCTGCAGAACCAGGAGATTTTGAATTTGACTATGATACTTTTGATATTGATAATGCTTACAGTGATGTTGAAAGATTAGAAAAAATTGCAACTGGAAAAATAAAAGATGTAAAAAAAATTGAACAAAGAGCAGCAGGTAGAAAAAAAGTAGAGCAATCTCCTTACGAAGATATTATGGATAGATACCCAGACCCAGATATAGGTGACTATGATATGGATTATGCAAATGGTGGAATAGCAAGTTTTGAAAATGGTGGTAAAGCTAAAAAGAAAAAAATAGCTAAAGATGAATTAGAAAATTTAGAAGATGAAATTCTTATTCCTGATCCAGATAAAAAAGTTAAAGAAGATCCAGAATTCTTTTTTGGACCTGTTGAAAAAAAAGGTAGTTCTAATTTACCTATTGAAGGCGGTGTAAAAGAATTAAAACAATTTATAAAAGGACAAACACCTAGAGGAGTTGGTATTGGATATGGTGGTCCTGATTATGGTTTAATGGCTGTAAAACCTTTGTTTAATGAACAAGATAGAAGACCATTAGTTCAAGGATATTTTAATCCTAGTGAAAATACAAACATTAGGGGTTCATTAGGACCAACAGAACAACGATTAGATTATTCATATGGAAATCCAAATGCTTCAAATGTAAATGTTGGTTTTACCAGAAACACACAAATGGGAAGACCTGAATATATGCTTAACCTTGGTGCACGATTCGCGAACGGTGGATTGACATCAACAGTGCCACCTGCTAAGGGTCCTGACTCACAAGGTGTTGAAACATTATTCAGAAGAAGGTATAGTTAATCATGGCAGAAATTGATAAGTCATTACCCAATACAAAGACTACTATTGAAATTCCAGGTCAAACTGAAGTAGAACAAACTATTCAAGAAGAAATACAACCTACAGATTCTCCTGTTGAAATTAACATGAGTGAAGATGGTGGAGCAGAAATTTCTTTTGATCCAAGTATTGCATCTATGCCAGGAGGAGAAGATCATTATGCAAACCTTTCAGAATTTTTAGATGAAAGTATTTTAACAGAGATTGGATCTGAATTAGAAGGACAATACAAAGATTATAGATCATCACGACAAGATTGGGAAACAACCTATACTAATGGTCTTGAACTATTAGGTTTTAAATATGAAAGACGAACAGAGCCATTTAGAAATGCATCAGGTGTAACTCATCCAGTATTAGCAGAATCAGTAACACAATTTCAATCACAAGCTTATAAAGAATTATTACCAGCAGATGGTCCTGTTAGAACTCAAATCGTAGGTAAAATAGATTCACAAAAAGAACAACAATCAGAACGAGTTAGAGATTTCATGAACTATCAAATCATGACTGTTATGAAAGAGTATGAACCAGAATTTGATCAGATGTTATTTTACTTACCTCTATCAGGATCTACTTTTAAAAAAGTTTATTACGATGCAATTCTTGGACGAGCGGTATCTAAATTTATACCTGCAGAAGATTTAATCGTTCCTTATTCAGCAACTTCATTAGAAGATGCAGATGCTATTATTCACGTATTAAAAATTTCTGAAAATGATTTACGTAAGCAACAAGTAAGTGGTTTTTATAAAGATGTAGAGCTAGGTCAACCAGCCATTAAATCAGATCCAATAAAAGAAAAAGAACGTGAAATAGAAGGTGTTAGAATTGAAAGACAAGATAATATTTACACTCTTTTAGAATGTCACGTTAATTTAGATATAGAAGGTTTTGAAGATAAAGATATTCAAACTGGTGAGCCCACAGGAATTAAACTTCCTTACGTTGTAACTATTGAAGAATCATCACGAGAAGTTTTATCTATTAGACGTAATTATAAATCCGACGATCCGCTAAAAAATAAAACTAATTACTTTGTACACTTTAAATTTTTACCAGGACTTGGATTCTATGGCTTTGGTTTAATTCACATGATCGGTGGATTATCACGTACTGCAACTCAAGCATTAAGACAATTGCTAGATGCAGGAACATTATCTAATTTACCATCTGGATTTAAAATGCGAGGTATTCGTGTACGAGATGATGCACAACCTATTCAACCAGGAGAATTTAGAGATGTAGATGCACCTGGTGGAAATCTGCGTGATGCATTTATGCCTCTTCCATTTAAAGAACCATCAGCGACTCTATTACAATTGATGGGTATCGTAGTTCAAGCAGGTCAACGTTTCGCGTCCATCGCAGATATGCAAGTGGGTGACGGTAATCAAAACGCTGCTGTTGGTACGACGATGGCATTATTGGAGCGCGGATCGAGGGTGATGTCAGCGATTCATAAAAGATTATATGCTTCACTTAAAAATGAATTTGAATTATTAGCAAAAGTATTTGCAACTTACTTACCACCTAATTATCCGTATGATGTTGTAGGTGGAACAAGAGAAATTAAAGCTGCTGACTTTGATGATAAGATTGATATCTTGCCTGTGGCTGATCCAAATATATTTTCACAAACACAAAGAATTAATTTAGCACAAACTGAAATGCAACTTGCAATGTCTAATCCACAAATGCATAACTTGTATCAAGTTTACAGAACAATGTATGAAGCTATTGGAGTTAAGAATATTGATTTAATATTACCTCCACCACTTCTTCCGCATTTAGGATAAGATCCATCAGATCTTTTATTTGCAATATCAACCCAATTTTCTTTAACCCAGTCTCTTAAACCCATATTAATATTTTTTTGTAACTTTTCTTCTGTTATCTAAAACACCACCACAACCTTTGGCAACACCACCTTGTTTATAATTAGATACCATTTTTCTTTGTTGTGAAATGCTTCCTCCACCCATTTTCTTTTTACGTCCACCTGGAACTATTTTACCAGAACAAACACCACTCGCATACATGTTCGCATACGCGCTAGGATACACTGCAAATTTTGCTTTTGCTGCTGCTTTTCCTCTTGGACAAAGTTTAGCCATTTATTTTTTACCTTTTTTATTTAACATTTTATTTAAAGTTTTAGATTGTTTTAAATGTCTAATAGAAGATTTTTTTAAATCTTTTGCTATCTTCATTATAGCTCTACCTTTTCCTTTTAAAGAAATATCACCCATTACTTTTTATCTTTTTTCATAGCAGAGTTTTTCATCATTTTTTTGTTTGGCATTTTATGCATACCTTCTTTAATCATGCCACCTTTTTTCTTAATAACACCTCTACCTTTTAAAATATCTTTAAAAGTTACTTTACCATCACCAGTTAAATCTGGAAATTTACCTTTAGCCATTCCACCTTTTTTAAGTGCTTGTCTTGGTCTTATTTTATAATCGTTTCTCATTTTTATTCCTTTGTTATTGTTTTGTTTGCCATCGTTCGTGCGATAGATTCACCGGATCGTCCTACTACATATCCCCCAAGGCCAATTTGCAATAAAGTCCAAACGTCGCCAGGTAGTTCAAATGTAATGACTGTTCCTATCATTAATTTTATAACAGGTCCAAGAATATAATTCCAGACTAATATAAAAATTAACACATACATTAAAAGTGGTCTCCAACTTGCTGCAAACCAACCTGCTTTGGCTTCTGCCTCAACAATAGATGCTGCCGCTTTTAATTCTTCTGTACTAGATTGTAATAATTGTTGATTAAGTTGTGATTTTAATTTTTCTTGAAGATCTTTATCAGGTACTGCTTTTTCAATTGTGCTAAATAAAATTTTAGCTAAAGGTGCAATAGCTCCTAACATTTGAATCATGGTTTAGTACCACTTTGCTTTACGTTTTTTCTCTGGAAGCATCGCTCTTTGTCCACCTACTTGAACTATTTGTGTTTCTTGTGGATTAGAAACTTCAACATCAACTGCTTGTGCA